TTCTAATAGTAGATCTTTAAAAGATAAACTATAAGAGATATCTCTAAGAACTACTACAGAGACCCTATATAGATCTCCATCGTCCTATCTAGAGCGTTAGTGTACCATATCTTCTTGTCTTTGTAAAGGGCTTTTGCTAAAATTTTCAAAGACCTAAGTATTGAAAGGACTTTAAAAGTACATGAACGACACTACAGATAGTGGTAATAAGGACAATCAAGAAGAAAAGACTATAGATGTAGTACCAATTGTCCCTAAAAGGGGGCGTGGGCGACCCAAGAAGATCAGAAAGACAGTGGAAGAACTGCTTTTGGAGGCTTCGGAAAGGCTTCAACGTCCAGTTGGTGGTGTGTCGGCTCCGTCAATAGCCTCTAAAACGCCAGAAAAGGCCCCTCAGAGCGTCGAAGAGGTTCCTGCTGATATCCAGCTAGCCTACGAGACCATTCAACGCTCCTTGAGGGTCATAGCAAGCAGGAGGGCAAACAGGGATTTCCTGACCTACATCCGGATGATGGCTCCAAAAGTGGTTGACGGGTTCAAGATGGGGCGTCACATTGAGGTCATTGCCCAGAAGTTGCAGATGGTGGTTGATGGAAAGATCAAGAGGTTGATGGTCTTCCTTCCACCACGCTCAAGCAAGTCGGTAATCTGCTCAAAGTTGTTCCCTTCGTGGTACATAGGCAGGAATCCGAAGCACGAAATCATGACAATCAGCCACTCGGACCAGTTGGCAAGTGATTTTGGTCGGTCTGTCCGTGACATTGTCGATATGCCAGAGTTCACGACTGTCTTCAATGGTGTCCAGCTAAGGCAGGACGTACGAGCATCCGGCAAGTGGATGACAAACAAGAATGGATCCTACTACGCTGCTGGTGTCCGAAGCCAGATCGCGGGTAGAGGCGCACATATCGCCATATTGGACGATGCCATGTCGGAAGAAGATGCCATTTCTTCGGCTGGTCGCAAGTACATCAAGGAATGGTGGCCTAGCGGCTTGCGTACTCGTCTGATGCCTAATGGGTCGATCATCATCATCAACACCAGATACCACCACGATGACCTCTGTGGATGGCTTCTGAGACAGGAAGAAAAGATGGATATCCCATTTTCCAAAAGATGGGATGTCATCCGTATTCCAGCGTGGCTGGATAGGCACTCGGCAAAGTTGCTGGATCTTCCGGAGGGTTCAAGCTACTTTCCAGAGTGGAAACCAGATGAAGTACTGGCATTGGACGAGCAGGAGATCCGTGCAACCAACGGTAGTAGGTACTGGGAAAGCCTTTACATGCAGAACCCGATGCCGGACGAAGGCGGCATCATCAAGAAGAACTGGATCACTTGGTGGGAGGGTCATGAACCACCACGATGTGACTTCATCATCCAGACCTACGACACTGCATTTTCTACAAGGACAACGGCAGACTACAGCGTTATCCAGACATGGGGCATCTTCAACAACATTGACACAAATGAATTGAATGGTGTAGAGACGGTAACGTCAAACTTGATCCTATTGGGTAACATGAAGGGTAGATACGAGTATCCTGAACTTCGTAGGATTGCGGCTCAAGAGTATAGAAAGCATAGACCAGATATCTGCATTGTCGAAAAGAAGGCTAGTGGTCAATCTCTGATTCAGGACATGAGAAAGTCTGGATTGCCAGTATTGGAATACACACCAGACAAGGACAAGGTATCCCGTGTCTACTCTGCATCACCAATGTTTGAGTCAAGGCGTGTGTGGCTGCCAAAGGATCGTAGTTGGTCAAATGACTTGTTTGAAGAGTTGATTGGATTTCCATACGCACAGCACGATGACCAAGTCGATGCATGCATAATGGCAGTACACTACGTAAAGGAAAGCTGGCGTCTTCTTCATCCAGAAGACAAGAAGTGGCTTGATGATGAAGATCGTCGCAAGACCAAGCGAGTTGCGTACTGGCGTGTTTGATGATATTCTCTATTAAAAGGAAACCTTTGTGTAAATGAGTGCTTTGACTGATATTTTGCAGATGGTTGTAAAAGGTCTTCCAAAGACTGCTGCAAGGGAATCTTCTAAAAGTGGAATTGAAGGTTTAGAACAGATTGCCAAGAGAACACTAAAGACTGAAGGCGACGATACTGGAAAGATCCTTCAAAGAGAAGCAGTATCCAATATAGCTGAAACAGAAGCTAGACAAATTCCACTGATTGACTATCCAATGCCAAAGCAAGAATGGTGGCAGGATGAACTTGAGAGAACTGGAAAGATAACACTTTGGCACGGTACTGATAAACGAAATCTACCAAGTATTCAGAAAAGCGGAATTCTTCCAGATAGCAATAACAAGACATACGCATCTCTAGACCCAGATACTGGATTTGGTTATGGTCAGATGGCTAGAGGAGAAAAAGCTTTCTTGCAGGATGCAAAGAAAGGTAAAGCCAAGAATAATCCATTTGAAGATAGGGCACTACTTCAACTAGAAATTCCAAAAGAGTACTTTGAAAAATACTTGGCTGATCAAAGAAGCAACTTTAGTGTTGATCGTCTTCTATCTCCAAATGCAAGAGAAAAGTTCCGACCATATGATTTTGATCTTAATCAACCATACTACGCACTGACGGAACTAAGGTTTAATGGACCAATTCCACCAGAATTCATTGTTGGATGGACGCAACGTCCAGATAGAAAGTTAATGAAGAAAGTTACTGAGAAATCTTCTGGTGGATCAATAGTAGTTAAAAATCCATATCGTCGATAAGTAAAAGGGAAAGAAAGAACACATGGCTGTAGAGCGTAATCCTTTTGATAAGATGGAAGATACTGCTGAACCAAAGATTGAAATCGAGCAGACTGATTTCAGCGGTTCAGAGACTTCCATTGAAGTTGACCCAATCAGCGGAGAAGTTACCGTCGAATTTGAATCCTCTGAAATGGAGGACGAAGACTCCAATGGTATGGAAGACGAAGAGGATTTCTACAGGAACCTAGCTGACGATCTGGATGATCAGCTACTTAATGAAATCTCAAGCATGGTATTTGACCACTTTGAAGCCGACAAGCAGTCAAGGGCTGAGTGGGAAAGCATGTTTGAGAGAGGTTTTGATCTTCTCGGTCTAAAGCTTGAGGAGACATCAGAGCCATTTGAAGGTGCTTGCACGGCAGTACATCCTGTCCTAATTGAGTCAGCAGTCAAGTTCCAGTCAAAGGCTACTCAGGAACTCTTTCCTCCTGCTGGTCCAATTAAGACGCAGATTTTGGGTGAGTTTAGTGTTGAGCGTGAAAACCAAGCCAAGCGCATCAAGGATTTCATGAACTACCAGATCACTGAACTCATGCCAGAATACTTTGATGAGTTTGAGCGGATGCTATTCCATCTGCCACTTATCGGATCTGCATTCAAGAAAATCTACTTTGACGAAAACCTTAACAGGCCAGTTTCAGAGTTTGTCCCTATTGATCAGTTCTACGTGTCCTACAATGCAACTGATCTTCGTAGGGCAGATCGCTACACCCATGTAATCTACTACAGTCCAGTAGAGATGATCAGAGCAGTTTCATCCGGTAGGTTTCGCGATGTAAACCTGACTGATGCTCCAATGCCAAAGCAGACAACTATTGGTCAGAAGATTGATTCGATCATGGGCATGTCTCCATCACTTAGCATGGATCCCCAGTACACGGTACTGGAGCATCACTGCTATCTGGAGCTACCAAAAAAGTTTATTCCAAAGGGTCATAACGAAATGGTTCCACTTCCGTATATCATTACGGTAGAGGATGAAAGCAGGAAGGTCTTGTCTATCCGCAGGAACTACGACAAAGATGACAAGCGCAAGGAAAAGAAGATCTACTTTACGCACTACAAGTTTGTACCGGGTTTCGGATTCTACGGATTAGGTCTTATCCATTTTCTTGGAAACATGACGCTGACGGCTACTGCCGCAATGCGTAGTCTTGTCGATGCCGGTCAGTTTGCAAATCTAGCTGGTGGTTTCAAGGCAAAGGGTGTTCGTATTGTAGGAGACAACAATCCTATTGCACCCGGTGAATGGAAGGAAGTTGAGGCAGTCGGTAATGATCTGACAAAGATGATCATTCCACTACCATACAAGGAGCCTTCCCAGACACTATTCCAGATGCTCCAGTTCATCAGTGCAGCAGCCCAGAAGTTTGCCGACACGACTGAACAGGTAATCTCGGAAGCTGGTAACTACGGTCCTGTTGGTACTACGATGGCTCTACTGGAGGCTTCAAGCAAGTTCTTCAGTGCAATCCACAAGCGTCTGCACAAGGCACAGAAGGAAGAGTTCAAACTTCTAGCTCGCATCAACTACGAGTATCTTCCAGAAGAGAGCGGCTTGGATGTTCCAGACGGAACACTTGTCATTTTCCGTTCTGACTTTGATGGCAAGATTGACGTAGTCCCAGTATCTGATCCAAACATCCCATCAAATGCACACAGGATGATGATGGCTCAGATGGCGATGAACCTTGCACAGTCATCTCCACCCGGCATGTTTGACATGGAGGTTCTTAACAGGACAATCCTACAGGCAGCAAACATTCCAAATCTGGACAAGATCATGCCACGCAAGGTGGAGCCGGTTCCTCTTGATCCGGTCTCGGATATCGCTGCTGCCGTCAAGGGTTTGCCAATCAGGGCATTTGTTGGTCAAAACCACGACGCACACGTTCAAGCCAAGATGATGTACTTGCAGGATCCAATGAATGGAGCAAGTCCGATCATGCAGCGTGTTGCCCCAATCCTACAGGCCAACATCCAAGAACACATGGTCATGAAGTACCAAGAGCAAGTCAATGGCGTTGCTCGACAGATGATGCAAGCTGCACAGCAGACTGGACAGATCAACGCAAATGATCCTCAAGTCATCGAAATGGTAATGGCTCAAGCTGCCCAGCAAGTCATGCAAGCTAACGCTGCAATGGCTCAGATGCAGCAGACAAATACTCCAGAAGCCCAGATGGTCCAGCTAGAAGCACAGCGTCTCCAGATTGAGCAGGGCAAGGTACAGGCCCAGCTAGCAAAGGAAAGCGTTGATGCCGCAATGCGTAACAGGGAGCTTGATCTCAAGGAAACTGCAATGCGGATTGACATGATGAAGGAAGGCATCAAGACAAGCACTGCGATCAACGAAAAGGAAAAGGATCGCAGCAACAAGAAGGCTATTGTTGCCCTTCAAGCAATCATGGATCTAGCCAAGACACAGCAAGGGATTGAAAAGGACAAGGCACTAAAGGCTGCCGATATCCTTTCCCAGATCCTTCAGCAGGATAAGTCACAATCAAAGATGCAGTGATAAAGATATAAAGATATGGTTATATGGGATGAAATGCTTGTTGGGTTGAACAAGCAAATAGGCGAGCTTACAAAATTCCTTGTCTCTGGTCAAGCTTCAGATTATGCTTCCTATCGTGAAGTTGTCGGTAAAATCGAAGGTATCGAAATAGCAAAACAAACTCTTCATCACATAGTAAAGTCTCGGCTTTATGACCAAGATGATGAAGATGAAACCGACAATCAAACCAATAAGCGCCGCTAGCGCGGCAGAAAGAAAGGAAGATAATCCAAGACATGTTTAATGTTCAAATGGACAAGGCTATTGACAATGGTGAGTGGATTACGGATGAAGGTGTAAAGCTTAACAAGAAGGATCTACCAACGCTGCCAGCATATCACGTTCTTATTCGTCCAGTTTCAATCCGAGCCAAGACAAAGGGTGGAGTATACCTACCAGATAAGGTAAAGGATGATGTTGCTTATCTAACTACGATTGGCAAGGTTCTGAAGATTGGCGAAATTGCGTACAAGGATACTACAAAGTTCCCGAATGGCCCTTGGTGTTCTGAGGGTGACTATGTGTGCTACGGAAAGCATATCGGCCAGAAGTTTGTATTCAAGGGTGTAAAGCTTCTTCTAGTCTACGATGACCAGATCATCATGAAGCTTGACAATCCAAAGGATCTAGATACGACGTATAATCTCTCCAACTAATAGTTTAACTAGCGGGTTTTGCATAGCAACATCTAGTATGTTACTATGTAACCCATCTCAACGTAATCGTTAGTTTCGTAACTAGCGCGTGTTTGAAAGGAAACAAAATGGCTAATGACAAGGTTGACAATGGTTGGTCAACTATTGATCTGTCTGCGGATGGTGCGGGCAAGAAGGTAGAGTTTGAAATCGAAGGTCAGGAAGACAAGTCTAATGAGCAAAAGAAAGCCCAGACTGCTCCTGAAGCGAACATTGAAACGACACGAACTGAGGAATCTTCGGATACAAGGTCCAATAATGACACATCAGCAGTTGGAAATCAATCAGAAGCCCAGCCTAATCCAGAAGCTAAGGAACTGGAAGGCATCGAAACTCGCGGCGCTCAAAAGCGTATTCGCCAGCTTATCAAGCAGCGTAAGGAACGTGAAGAAGAGATTTCTAGGCTTCGTGACGAGGTCGAAAAGCTAAGGACTTCCGTACAGGTTCGTGAAAAGGAGCTTTCAACCAGTATCAAGAGTACGATTGAAAGCACCGAAAGCCAGCTAAAGACACGAATTGATTCTGCCAAGGATCTATTCAAGCGGGCAGCAGAGAGTTCCGACACGGATGGCATGCTAAAGGCTCAAGAGGAAATGAGCCGAGCTTATGCCGAGATGACTCAGGTTCGTCAGCGTCGTCAGGATCTAGAGGAATACACAAGCCGTCTTGAGGCTCAACAGACAAAGGAAGCTCCTGCTCAGAATCAGCAGAAGCAGGGTCAGTACGATCCAAAGGCTATTCAGTGGGCATCCAAGAATGAGTGGTTTGGTAAGGACCAGATCATGACCAACGCGGCTCTTCTCATTGATGCCCAGCTAAAGGAAGAGGGATTTGATCCTTCCGACGATGAGTACTACGATGAGGTCGATTCAAGGCTTTCTCGTCAGTTTCCTCAGAAGTTCAAGGATCTAAAGGTAAATTCCCAAGATGAGTCGGAAGATGATTCTGGGAATACTACAAACGCTACGAAGGCGGCGTCACGTCCTTCTCAGGTGGTTTCGGGTGCGTCACGCACATCCAAAGCCTCTACAACTTCTCGTGGCAACAAGGTCAAGCTCACACAAGAGGATGTCCGACTTGCACAGAAGTGGGGTATTCCACTTGAAAGATATGCAGCGGAAAAGCTTAAGGCTGAACAGGCCAATGGCGACTACACTCCAATCTGATATACACAAAACTAAGCGTGGAAGGAAATAAACAATGACACGGGAACTAAATTCACGAACTGCCAACACTCGCGAGAACGAAAAGCGCAAGCTTGTATTCGAGGAGCCAAACTGGCTGGACATTCCGGAAACTGTCCGCCAGCGATTTTCAAATAGCGGAAATGCTCTTCGATGGATTAGGATTTCAATCAAGAACGAAGAAGATTACCAGAATATTGGTAAGCGTCTAGCGGAAGGTTGGGAACTAGTTCAAGCTGACGAGGTTCCAGAGATGATGGCATCCTCTGTCGTGAGAGAGGGAGGGCGTTATTCGGGTGCTGTCTGCCGTGGAGATCTAGCACTGGCAAAGATGCCAGCCGAGCTAGCTGAATCTCGCCAACGCTTCTATGAAAATAGGAGCAGGGAAATGGTACAGGCTGTCAATTCTCAGCTACTGAGTAATTCAGACAGTCGCATGCCAATTTCTGTAAACAGCAAGACAAATGTCAGTAGGGGGAAGTCTCCTTCGTTTCAGGACTAAGTAGATTTGAACCTCTTCACACTAATCTTGCACTTGTCAATGTCTATCAAATAAGAAGGGAAAGTGTAATATGACTACTTCAAAGACACTATCCGGTCTTACTCCTTCACGCGTTGCTGGTGCCGCCTATAACACACAAGGTACTAACGAGTATCCAGTTTCCACTGGCTATTCTTCAAATATCTTTATGGGCGACATTGTAAAGGTTGTGAACGGGTATGTACAGGTAATCACCTCGACGGAAGATTTTGCTCGTGGTGTTTTCATGGGTTGCCGTTATGTTCAGAATGGCGAGCCAAAGTGGAGCCGTTACTGGCCCGCTAATACTTCAGCTTCAGAAATCTATGCACAGGTAGTCGATGAAGCTGCTGCAACGTATCTCATTCAGGCTGATGCATCGCTATCAATTGGCGATATCAACAGCCAGAACTTTGCTGTAACACTAGGTGCTGGTTCAACTGTAACCGGCAAGTCTGGTTTCGGCATCAAGGCAGCAGGGCGTACGACTGGCCCTGCAATGGTCCGTCCGGTTGCTGTATGGGATGTCCCCGGCAATGATATTCTTGTTCCAGCGGAACAGGCTTTTCCAATTGTCGAGGTTCGTATCATGCAGAATGCTGATCGCTACATTAGCGTTGTCGCTAGCGTTGGCGCAGTAACAACCTCAACGATCTAATTGAAGGAAGGAGTAAATAACAATGGCTATTAATCGCGCTAGTATTGCCAAAGAGCTTCTTCCGGGCCTTAATGCAGTCTTCGGTATGGAGTACAAGGAAGTTGACAACGAGCATGCAGTCCTCTACGCAGTAGAGAACTCCGAGCGTGCCTTTGAAGAGGAGGTTCTCTTCACGGGCTTCGGTGCTGCTCCAGTCAAGGCCGAAGGTGCTGCTGTCCAGTACGACAATGCACAGGAAAGCTATGTCGCTCGTTACACCAACGAGACCGTAGCTCTCGCATTTGCCGTAACGGAAGAGGCAATGGAAGACAACCTATACGATACGTTTGCCAAGCTTCGTGCACGTAGTCTCGCCCGTGCAATGGCAAACACCAAGCAAGTAAAGGCTGCTGACGTTTTCAACAACGGCTTCAGCACTTCCTATCTTGGTGGCGACGGTGCCGCATTCTTCTCGGCATCTCATCCTGTCGTAGCTGGCGGTAACCAGTCCAATACACTCGGTGCAACTGATCTGTCCGAGTCAGCTATGCAGACTGCTCTTATCACCATCGCAAAGGCCAAGGATGATCGTAACATCCTTATTGGTCTTCAGGCACAGTCTCTCCACATCCCACCGGATCTTATCTATACGGCTGACAAGATCCTTAACAGCACTCTCAGCACGACAACCGTTACGAACAGCACGACTGGCGTAACGAACGTCAACGACGTTAACTCACTACGTCGTATGAGTGCACTTCCAAAGGGCTATTTCGTAAACCATCGGTTTACCGATACGAATGCTTGGTTCATTCGTACCGATTGCCCCAATGGTGCAAAGATGTTTGTCCGTTCTCCTCTGGCAACCAAGATGGAGCCAGATTTTGATACGGGCAACCTACGCTTCAAGGCTCGCGAGCGTTATTCGTTCGGGTGGTCTGATTGGCGTGGTTTCTATGGTGCCTCCGGTTCTTCGTAATACTTGAAGAGCTAGAGTAAGTCTGGAAGGGCAGATAGAGAGAGATCTTTATCTGCCCTTCTTTTTGATCTTGTGGTCCTTTTCTTAAGGTGGCTACAAGTGGTATAATGTACAGATACCCCAAAGACTACTTTTGAAAAGGAATTTAACCTATGTCAACAAACATCAGACAAGGACATGTAACTGGTAGTGGTGTTGTTCTGGATGTTACAACCAGCGTATCACTTGAGAATACAATCATCAGAGGTATTTTTGCTACTGGGATCGGTTCGTTTCTAATTACTGGTGTTTCTACAGATCCTTATGGAAACAAGACTGGAAATACAATCAAGTTCAATCTAACTACAGCAGTAGATGCATGTGATATCATGCTTCCAGAATACGGTATTAGAATGGATGGAGTTGTCAAGGTTTCGGCTCCAAGTTCAGCAGCAACAGTAGCAGTATTCTACGGCTAATCATATGCCGACGTATACATATCTAGTCAATGACATCATAGGTGCCACTGAGAATACTGGCACTGAGTTCATTGACTACATTCCATACATGGTCAATAAGGCTGAAGAGCGCCTTGTAAAGGATCTGGATGACTACGGTCTAGTTTCGTATACGTCTGTGGCTGTAAGCGCAAACAACAATATTGTTACGCTACCCTCTGGATCTCGTGTAGTCAAGAACTTCAATATCAAGAGCAATGGAACCAAGATCAATCTCTTGATGCGTACTGACGAGTTCATCAATGATTACTGGCCTGTGTCAGCTTCCGTTGGAGAACCAAAGTACTATGCTCCTCGTAATAATTCTACTGTTCTTGTGGCTCCTACTCCGGCGTCTACGTGCAATGGACAAGTAGTCTACATTTCTCGTCCAGTAACTCTCTCATCTGTATCTGATACAAACTACTTTAGTGACTATTGCTATGACTTGCTATTCTACGCAAGCATGGTAGAGGCGCTTATGTACCAGAAAGACTATCCTGCAATGCAAGTATTTGAAGCCAAGTATAAGCAGCTTCTAGAACTTCAGCGCAATCAAGCTCGTAGGACTCGTCGTGATGACATGCAAACTCCAGCCAGTCCCGCTGGTGGCGATAATACACTTGTACCAAATTCTAACTAAAAGGAGATAAGAAAATGGCTGGCCTAAGAAAGACTCTAAATTTGCTGCTCAGCAAACGAACTGGTGGAGAAGAAAAGGTTGCTCCAGCTCTTCGTGAGACAAAGGAATACGCAATGGGCAAGGCAAAGGGTGCTGCTGGTGGGGCAGCCGCTACTGCTGCTGGATACGAGGGTGCCAAGCTTGTTCGCGAAAAGATGGCTTCAGATGACGAGGCTCGTCGTCAAGCAACAAAGGATGATACCCTTTATGACGTTAAGTTGACTTCCGATGAAATGGATGCGCTTAATGAGTACACAAGCAAGAAGTCCTCAAAGGGTTCTGTAACCAA